CACAGGTGGTCGTCCTCTCGTCCCGATCGATTGGGAATTAGCTACAAAATTGGCAAAGATCCAATGCACTGCAGCCGAAATTGCTGCCGTGCTTGAGATCAATCAAGACACGCTTGCAGATCGATGCAAGCGCGATAATGGAGCCACTTTTTCCGAATGGTTTAAAAAGGTTGGCGAGTCTGGTAAAGTTTCTTTGCGCCGATCTTTATGGAAAATGGCTACTGGAGAAAGGCCTCATGCGGCTGTAGCGATCTGGCTATCGAAAAACTATCTCGGTATGTCTGAAAAATTTGACATTCCCGACGACAAGAAAATGATTTTATCATACTCGCAAGAATACTTAAAACCTCAAAGTACAAATGAAAAATAATTACGGTATAGACCTTACAAATATAGATGAATACTGGGCACGGCGTCCTGAGATCCCGCCGGGTTCAGGTACGTCAATTGATAACTTCTATCCCTGTATACCGTGGCAGCGAGAGTGTCTTTATGACATAAGGTTTGGGTATGACTACTCACTCGGTACTCATGAAGTGCTTCTTTCTGGATCCGTTGGATCTGCTAAGAGTTTGTTCCTGGCTCACGTTGGGGTTACTCATTGTCTCATGTTTCCGGGCGCGTGCTGCGGCGTGTTTCGCATGTCGATGCCTGATATTCGTGACACGATCTTTCTCGATATCGTGAATCATTTAGGCTGCGATGAGCTTAAAGAAGGAAGCGACTATTCGATTGATAAAACGCGCTGTCAGATTCATTTTAGAAACGGTAGTTCAATCATCACGCGCTCATTTTCTGACAAGAAATATACGAAGGTTCGATCCATAAGATTGTCGATGGCTATCTTTGAAGAATGGGTCGAGTTTCGATCCGGGGACGAGCGGGCATTCCGCGAAGTTCAAAAACGAGTGGGTAGAATTCCCCATGTCAAAGAGAAACTAATCATCGGTGCGACTAACCCCGATGACCCATCACACTGGCTACACACCTACTTTCAAGAATCTACAATGGAAACAAGGCACGTTTACTATTCCCTCACCTTTGATAACCCTTTTCTCGATAAAACCTATGTTGAGGGAATCATCAAAAACAGCACGGAACGTGACGTGCTTCGCATGATCTTCGGTCGCTGGCTACCGATCAATGAAGACATGCCGTATTACGGCTACAACCAAGAGATCAATTTTCGGCGATGTCTGTATGAGATCGATCACAATGCGCCAATATGGTTATGCTGGGACTTTAATATTGGGGAAGGCAAACCCATGAGCGCGGCGGCGTTTCAATGCATCAATGGTGTCTATCATATTTTCGCTGAATGGGTTGTGCAAGGAATGCGAACCTTGGACTCTTGCGAGGAAATTGGCGACCACGGAATTTTAGAGATCCCAACTCAGTTTTATATTGCGGGTGATGCTGCAGGTAACTCACGCGACACGCGAGGAACAAAGACAGACTTTGACATAATCTTAAAATTCATGGAAAACTTTAGAACAAGAGACAATCGATCTTTGCGAGTCGAAAAGAAAGTGCCGCGAGCGAATCCCATGGTTCGTGATCGACATAATAAACTGAATGCCCTTTTTCGGAACGGATATGGTGAAGTCAAGCTTTTTGTTTATGAAACAGCAAAGACAGTGGATAAAGCCTTTAGACTTACAAAATTAAAAGTGGGATCGACTTATCAAGAAAATGACTCTGACCCATGGCAACATATCGGAACAGCGGTCGGCTATGGTATACTCCAATGTGAAAAACTAATGAAACATGAAGAATCACTCAATAGTGCGAGGAAATATCTCAATGCCAGTTTCTAACGATTATTATAAATATATTGCCGATGATATGAAAAAGGACGACACGAAAAGGTATTCGATCAATGCTGACCTGGCTGATCTTTATAAGGGTAAACTTGGCGAACATATCTCTAAAAGAATCGCACAAGAATTTGCCGTTAAAGATAACATTGACGAGCTCAATCTTAGGGCCCTTCATATCAACATTGTAAAGCGCGTCACGGATAAGATTGCCGTGGCTTATAAAGAAGCACCCATGCGCGAGCTTGAAACTGAAAGCGCAACGGATCAAGAGATCTTTGATTACTATAGTAAGATCATCGATTTTAACGAAGCGGGTACGATTGTAGATAGGTACGTGACGATGCATAAAGAGTGCTTAGTGTGGTCCTATTATAATGAAATGAAGATGAAACCCGCGCTTAAAATCCTTAGGCCGTGGCAATATAAAGTGTACTCTTTAGATAAGCAAGATGATGAGTCAACGGACCTAGTCGTCATTCCTGATAAGATCGGCGATGAAGATGTTTATAAGCTTTATTCCGATGATTCAATCGTGATCATTGGTCCCAATGGTGACGTGCGTAGAGACATCATGCGTTCAATGGATAACGAACTAGGGATCAATCCCTATGGTAAAATGCCATTTATGTATATTAGAAATGAGCGCGATAAGTCGATGACCTATCCCGACGAAGCTTTTTTAAATATCGCGCTTTTTATCCCCATCCTGTTCGGTGATCTTAACTACGCTATTAAGTACCAATCGTTTGGCATGATCTGGGGTCGCAACGTCAACGCCGATCTAATCAAACGTTCTCCGAACGCCTTTTTGGACTTGATGCCAAAGAATCCCGATGACCCAATTGCGCCGGAAGTCGGAGTCATAAAGCCTGATATCGATATCAATGAATCTTTGGAAAGTGCGGTGAAGCAACTTGCTCTATGGCTTAACTCACGTGGACTTCGACCAAGCGCGATATCGGCAAGCGGAGAAAGCTTTTCTTCAGCAATATCAAAGATGGTTGATGAGGCAGATGTATCGCAAATTGTAAGTCAAAACCAGAATCTTTATAAAAAATACGAAAAAGATCTGTTTGACTTTATGTTTAAAAACGGACACCCGATTTGGTCAAAGCAAAATACTGCGATTCCAAACCTAACATTCGATTACAATAACTGCGTCTATACATCGTTTAAAGAGCCAAAACCATTTTTGACAACAAACGAGATAATTGATCAGCAAATCAAGCTGTTAAATGCTGGTCTCATAGGCAAGGAATACGCTTTAAAGTCGATCTTTCCTGAGTACAAAGAAGATAAGATTGACGAGATTCTTGGCGAGATCGATGAGGAAAAGGGCGTTGAAAAAGAGGATCCAAAAAAAGTAGAGGCTAAAGACGCTGAGGATATGGCAGAAACTAAAGATAGTGAGGGTGAATATGAGCGCGGGCTGGCAAAAGATTGACATCGATATACCCGCAAACATCCCAAAGTTTGAACGAAGGGTGCTTGCCGAGGAGCTTATCGAGTATATCCGTTTACGCACTGAAAAGGGTGACGATAAGTATGGAAGAAGTTTCAAGCCCTACTCAGAGTCGTACAAAGATTCTCTTGATTTTAAGATCGCTGGTAAAACGAATAAGGTGAATCTGAAACAGACCGGTGATATGCTCGCTGCGATTGATCTTTTGTCAGAGAAAAAGGGTAAACTTACGATAGGGTTTCAGCGCGGCACGCTTGAGAACGACAAAGCAGATGGTCATATCACAGGAAATGTGGGGGTGACTCGTGACTTTCTTGGCTTTGCTGGCAGCGAAAGGCAAAAGCTTAAGAGCATTGTCAGTAAATACGAGGATGAGTCATCGTCTAAAATAGAGCGGGCTCTTTTATGGACATCTTCTGATGCACTACGAACTAAAAGAAAAAAACCTACAGACTTTATCGAAGTCGATGACTTTGAAGATTTGGTGGACTAATGGCAGGGGCAAACAATGAAGCGTTCAAAAACTCAATGGCTGCGTATATTGGTAAAATCCAAAAAGCGGTTGATGAAGCGTCAAATAAAAACGTTTTGCAGGCAGTGGGTACAGAAGCTATTAAGCTGATAGTAAAACGCACGCGGCTTGGTTACGGTGTGGCTGAGAATCTTGGGGTGAAAGAACGCTTAAAATCCATGCGTCCACACTCGGAATCTTATCAACTTTGGCGCAAGAAAAATAGGGGCAAGCTTTCTCCGATGACCACTCCTACGAGACAAAACCTAACGATGAGCGGCGATATGTTAAATAACATGACGCTTCGAGTTTCTCAAAAGTCTGTATTCATCTCGACACAATTCGCGGATCGCGCTGCCTACCAGGCTGATGCCGGTCGCGTATTCAATCGGCTATCCGAATTAGAGGTCAAGCAATTGCGACTTTTCTTTATGCGCAATTTTAAAGACTTGCTAAAATTAAATAACTTAAGTTAAAATGAAAGGGTATTTATGAGCGTTGAGAATGTTCCCGGTGGGAACGAAAACTCACAAACCGCGCCCGGTGGGCAATCGTCCGATTCTATTTCCAGTGGGAATAGCGATCAAAAAAATCAAGTTGCATATGAAACATTTAGTAAGCTCTTAGACGAGAAAAAAGCTCTCGCTAAAAAGCATGACGATTTACAGCGTCAACTCGATGACATTCAGAAAAAGACGCTTGAAAAAGAGAACGATTGGAAGGGTTTGTTTGAACTTGAACGCAAAGAAAAAGAGATGATTCATAACTCTTTACTTGAAAAAGAAAGCGTTTTGAAAGAGTACGGCGAGCGGGAAATAACTGCAAAGAAATTTTCCGCGTTCAAAGAGAAGCTAGGTACGGATATCGATAAACGATACTTTTCTTTGATCGATTTAGATGAGGTTATTATTAACCCCGACACCGGTAAAGTTGAGGAAACGAGCGCGATACAGGCCGCTAAAAAGTTTGCTGAAACTTACCCTGAAGTGGTTAAGCCTAGAGTCGGTTCTAGAGGTGCTTTTGAAGGGCAATCGGGATCAACTACAGGCGGAGCGATTACTCATGAGCAGTGGTTAGCGATCAAGGATTATAGAGAGAAACAAAGGCAATATTCTAACATCATTCGTTAGGATCTAACATTTAAAGGGGAGACAAATCATATGGCTTTAACAACTACGGTAGACGTTGCAAATGAAATGGAGAAGTATTGGTCACCACTTACTTTCGACCAATTGGTACAAGACAATGCGCTTATTGGACTTGTAAATTCTGAGTACGAAGGTCAACTTGGAAACGCAGGCGATATAGTTTACGTATCGGTTGTAAGTCCACTTACGGCTTCTCAGCAAACAATCGGCGTTGACGCTGATACTTTCGACAGTCAAAAAATTGTGACAACAAGAACCTCTCTTGTTTGCGATCAAGTGTTTTCTGCTTCGATTGAAGTAACATCATGGGCTGAACTTCAGTCGCTTGTTAAACCTTCTAGCGATTCACGCTTTAGAGATCTTATGACACGCGCAATTGCTGACAAGATGAACGCATGGTTGTTCTCTAAAGTAAAATCGGCTAACGATCTTTCTTCTAAAACAACAATCACTACCGCTGAATTCCGTGACGCGCGCGTATTTGCTGGTCAGAAAAAATGGCCAAAGGATGGCAACTGGTACGGTCTTTTAGATCCAACTTACTGGGGTGATTGCTTAGTCGATACAACTCTTTCTAGCAGCCTCTTTACTGGTGACATGCCAATTACGACAAACGTACAATTTAGAAACCTACTCGGATTCCGTTGTGCAGAAGAAAACAGCTTGTCCGCTGATCATGCTCTATTCTTCCACAAAGATTGGTTGTATCTTGCGATCCAACAAAGACCAACTTTCAAAGTATCTGACCTTCATTCTCAAAAGAAACGCGGATACCTTGTTACTTGTGACGTTGTAGCCGGAGCGGTTAAAAACGCATATGCAGGCGACAACCTACATTTCAAAGTGGTTAACAGCGCATGGTAACAGACTATCGAAAAACGAGAGTGAAAGCATTCAGGAGCGATGAAGCTCTTGAGGCTTTTTTAAGAAGTGGGGCGGTCGATGAGATTTTAAGTTTTACTTATAGCTCTGGCTCCCCAAGAATCATCTTCATCGAAAAAGTTGAGGATGATTTAAAAGTTGTAGCAGTGGTCAAGAAAGAAAAAAAATTAATAGATGAAAGGATCTAATCATGGG